CGCTTCCTTGTATTTGGCTTCCCAGTCGATCGGATCGCCGGCGTTCTCCGTGCCGGCCGATGCCGGCGGTTGCCCGGTGCCGCCGGTGGACTCGCCGCCTTCCGGCGGGGCCGCGACGAATCGGATGTGATGGGGTGTGGGGGTGAGGAACATGGTTGTTCTCCTTGTGGTTGAGCCCTTTCCGGGCATTAAAAAAGCCGCCCGTGCGGGTGGCTGAAAATCTGTTAGACTGGAATTGTCTTGGCTTCTCTACCTCGAACCCGTTATTGGCTCTGGGAGTGAGAAGCCGTTTCCGTATCGCGTTCGACCCTGACGATGTTCCCGTCGTAGTCGATGAGCAGAACGTAGTCGAGACGTCTGCGTCGAAGCGATGACCGTATGTAGTCTTTGCAGGCTTCGGCGTCCAGTTCCGTTCTTTCCTTTTGCAGATGAATGACTGCGGCGTCTCCTTGGCGGGCTGCGGATCGGAGAAGCTGGTCTATGGTGTTTTTGCCGTGTCCTTCCGGCGCTTTGAAGTCCACTCGTTTACCGTTGATGATGGCGTCTGATGTCTTCACGCCTTGTTTGTCGCTTCTTTCGCGCACTGTCACGGCAAACCCGTTGTCTTTGAGGGCGTCGAGCGTTTTGCGTTCGTGCTTCTGAAGTTCGGACCACGCCCTTGCGCTTTCCACGGAGGGTTCCGGCGTGGTGCCGTCGTACAGCCATCGACGGTCGCGCTGGCTCATTTCCTCGGTGATGCGATGCGTCGTCCACAGGTTGTAGTCGTCTATCTCGTCTTCGTCTTTACCTGCGTCCTTCATACGGGCGACGTATTTTCCATATTCGTCGCGATTGAGCATGCCGGCAATCGTCTTGCGGCATTGCAGGTATCGGGCTTTCATGCCTTCCGGGTCGTAGCCTTTGACGTGGGCTTCTCCCCAACTGGATACGATGCGGCAGTCGTCGTTCTTGTGATATCGATTGTCCCGTCCGCCGGCCTTTTCCTCGCTCCAGTAGACGAAGCCTCGCGAGGCCATGAGGATGCAGAACGCGCAGGTCGGGCCGACCGGAACGCGGGCGTAGCGCGGTTGCGAGGGATCGTGCTCGCCGTTGAATTTGGCCGTGAGTCGTGCCGTGACGCCCACGATGTCGGCGGCGAGGTTCATCCATTCGTCTTGTCCGTATCCGTCGGTCTTCATGGCCCATAGGTCGTCCATCGTCAGCCCAGCGCGACTGCGGTGGTTGATGACGTCCACGAATTTGAGTCCGACGTGGTCGGTGCTGTTGTATCCTCCGACGATCTGCCAGAAGGCGCGATCCGCGCTCACTCGGGATGGCGTGTAGGCCGGCAGGTCGACGCCGGCGGCTTCTGCCCATGCGGAGCGCACCGCGTCATAGTAGTCGTTGGCGACTTGGTTGGCGCGATCCGCGTAGGTCTCGAACACTTCCGTGCGAAGGTAGTGCAGCGGGTCTTCAAAATTGTCCCACGCAACTCCGGCCGCGAGCTGCTTGGCCTCAAGGGACAGGTCGGCGAGCGCGTCCTGATAGTCGTCCCAGAGGTCGTCAAGATGGGTTTGGAATGCTTGGCGCTGCTGTGGAGTGAGGTTGTTCAGCGGCAGGTTGGCCGGTTTGCTGCTCATTGGCTTCGGCCTCCTTGCCGTCGGTCTTGGCGATCGTCAGTTTGGCCCTGAGCTCGTCGATGGATTGCTGCGTGCGCTGCTGGCGTTCGTAGGTTCGGTGGGCCTTGATCTCGTCCCATGTCAGGCCGGCGCGGGTGAGTCCCACGTCGCTGTCGGCGAAGGCGGGGTTGGTGGATGCGACCTTCTGGTACCAGTCGGCGCGGGCGGCGTCGCTGGCTTCCTTGACCGGTGCCCAGATGGGTCGCAGTTCGCGCAATGCGTCAGGGTCTGCGCCCTGATAGGCCAGTGCGATGCTCATGGCTTCCTTCAACGCGCGGCCGAAGCGTTTGTTTTGCCGGTCGGCGGTGCGGGAGAGCTTGCGTTCGGCTTCGGCCATCGCCTCGGCCGAGGCGGGATTGTCCATCGTGATGCCGAGGTCGTTGACGGGGATGTCGGTTTCCGAGCTGACCATGAGGGCGATGGTGCGCAGCATGTCGGCGTGCGGGGTCATGGATGCCTGCTGGAGCTGCTGCATGGTGGGCTTGTCGCCGTTCTTGTTGGCGGGCATGCCGTTCATGACGCTCACGATGCTGCTCCATGTGTCGTCGGTGAACTTCTTCGACGCTCCGATGAACCACACGCGGGGGGCTGCATAGAATTCGGCGGTGGCCTCCATGCGCACCATGGTTCGCAGGCCGAAGTCGGTCAGGTTCATCAGTGTGCGGGTGATGCGGCTGTTGCCCAGCGGATGGTAGGACTGGGCGTCGTTGACGAGGGGCACGACGCTTGGCCGGTCGAGGTGGGTTTCGATCGTCCGCGCCGTCCACTGGCCTTCGCTGTCGTCGATTTCGTAGACCTTGCCGGGCAGCCATACGGTGAACGCGGTGATGCGCCCGGTTCTGTCGTCCTTGTCGGTGATGGTCAAGGCCGAGCCGAGACGGCGGCGCCGGCGGTCCCAGATGCCCGCGCTCCAGTCCGCCGAGCGGGGCAGCATGAGGATGCGGCCGGGTTCGTCGGGGTCTTCGTACACGGTGATGAAGCTGCATCCGTGGATGTAGGCGCTGGTGATCGCCTCGGAGACGTCGGTGTCCCATGCGTTGTCGTCCACGAGCTCGTCCACCTGCGCCTGCAGCGGGTCGGGCGCGTCGAAGCCCTCGAACACGTTGAGGTCGGCGAGCGCTCGGACTGCTTTGTTGGGCCATCCGATCATCGGTTTGGCGAGGGCGCGCATTTCTTTGGGGATGCTGTAGGCGACGCCGTTGTATCGGTATCGGGCTTGGTAGTATTCGGCTCTCAGCATGTTGCGTGCGTAGTGGTCGCGCCATGTTGTGAGGAGTTTTTGGATGGTGGGCATGTCGTCGTCTTCGACGCCTTTGATGCGGGTGATGTTGGCGGATTGGACGGCGAGGTAGGCGTCTTGTGTGGCTGGGTTGGTGATGGCGAGGCCGTTGTGGTCGGTGGCGGGCATTAGAACCATGTCTCCGTTTCTTGGGTGGGGTCTCTTCTGGTGGTCATGGCCCCGTGGAGGGCGAGGGTGACGGCGTTGAGTGGGCTGATGTCGGTGTCGTCGTCGGGTCGGTTCCATCCGAAGAGGCCGTTTTTGCCGATGGGGCGTGTGGTGGCTTTGTTGGCGGCTTGCCAGAGTGGTTGTTGGCCGTCTTCGGGCAGGTGGGTGAGGGTGCCGTCTCTGAGCATGTCCTGGAGGCGGCCGCAGGCGCGGCCCATGTCGGTGGCGGCGGTGACGGTGACGGTGACGCCGGCCTGGGCGAGGTCGGGCAGGAGCGCGGTGGCGGGGCTTTGCCCGTCGATGACGAGCGCGGCGGTTTGTTCCCAGACCTTGTCGATGAGGTTGACGGCCCACATGGTGCCGTCTTGGTTGGTGTCCCGGTATTCGGCGAGTTCGATGTGGGCGGTGTTGTCGTCGTATCGCATGCATGCGCCGATGGTCAGGCGTGTGCGTTGGGGGTTCATGTCGATGCCGAAGCTCATGACGCCGCCGGGGCGGCGGCGCTCGATGGTGGCTTCCTCCCATTGGCGGCGGTCGATGGCTTGGCTGAGGGCGTGTTCGTCCCAGATGCCGAGGGCCTCGCGCCGGAAGTCGTCGCCGGTGAGGTTTTCCCACAGGTTGGCGATGGATTCGTCGCTGGTGTGGGACGGGTAGCTGGGGTTGGCTTTCCTCCATTGGTCGCGGTCGAGGGGGTCGGCGTCGCGGTCTGCGGTGAATTCGACGTAGAGGGTCGAGTGGGTGCGGCCGGCGCGCGCTTTGTCCCTCAGGCGGGTGAACGCTTCGCCGTTGTCCCTTGGGCCGGGCGGGGTGCCCATGTAGATGGTCTGGGGGTTCCAGGCGCGGTTCTGTGTCGGCAGCATCGACGCCATCGCCGAGTCGGACAGGTGCTGGGCCTCGTCGATGACGAGCAGGGCGATCTTCTTGACGCCGCGCAATGCGCCGCGTTCTCGCGCGCGGAAGAAGATGCGCGACCCGTTGCGGAAGCGTATTTCCTCCTTGCCGGCGGCCAGGGATATGCCGTGGTCGGGGTCAACGAGACCGCTCATTTCGGGGCGCAGGACGATCGCGCACAGGCTTTCGAACGTGTCCTTGATGACGCTGAAGTGCTGGGCCGTCCACACGATGCGCATGCCGGGGGTTCGGGCGGAGCGGTGTATCGCGACCCAGCCGATGTCGTAGGTCTTGCCGGTCTGGCGCGGGATCGACAGCACGGCGTTGCGGGCGCTCCAGAAGCCGTCGGCGCTTTTCGCGAGGATGATCCGGTTGATCTGCCGCTGCCAGACGTCGAACCGGTCGCCCGCCGCTGCGGCGAGCCTGTTGAGGCTCGGCTCTCCGCTGGTGTACAAATCGTCGGGGATGATCTGGCAGCTCGCCCCGTCAATCCTCATGTTCATCCAATCGTTCGTCCTCCGTGTCCAGGGCCTGCATGGCCGGATCGTGCCCGTTCGACGCCTTGTCGATCGCCTCGATCTCGGCGCTCATGTCCGCGAGCCGTTTCGTCAATGACGCGAGGTCGCGTGAGCTTATCGACCCTTCGTCGAGCTTTTCGGCGATCAGGTTGCGCATCGCCACCAGGAGACGGCGGCGATCCCCGGAAGCGGCGGCGTTGCTGACCCTATGGGACTTCGACGCGCTCTTCGAGCGAGGGGTCTTCGACGTTCTGGACACCAAGACGGCCTCCGTTCAAGTGTGGAAAAAAGCCCGGGGGAAAAACGGCGCTTTGCCCGTGGTCGCCCCGGCGGGGGCGGGTGGGGTCTACTCCCCACCCCCGAACCAGTCTGAGCAGCGGATCGGCTCGGTCGAGGCTGGCGCGATGCGCTGCGGGGCTTTGCCTTGGGCGATGAGTTGGGCGACGCGCTCGCGTGCCCATGCCAGACTGTGCGTGCCTTTGATGGCGTTGCACCATCGGTGCGCGGGCCCGCTGTTGTCGTGCGTGAGTGTGCCGCCGCGAGCCAGGGCGATGGTCTCGTCCACAACGAAGCTGTATGGATGCGGCGCTTTAAGTTCGTAGTCGATGGGACGATGGCAGATGTAGCAGTCGGCCCGCATGTGCCGCCACCGCTCGCGCTCGCGCCGACGGCGATAGCCATTGCTGTATCGCAGATTGCCCACGCATGCCTCCAATCGAACGCTTGTATGGATCGACAGACTGCGCTCGCCGGCGGGAAGAAGAGGGAAGAACCGTCGGCGAGGCGTCTGTCTGTGGTGGTTTCTCGGGTGCCGCATGGCCGGCTGTGCACGATGCCGGCGGCGGCTGGCGGATGGTGCGGGATTCGAACCCGCGAAGCATGAGGCTTGTGTCATGCTTGCCCGCTTAGCAAGCGGGTGCCTTCGGCCGCTCGGCCAACCATCCCGGATACGAGAAAAGCCCCGCCGGCATGGGCAGGGCTTTTTCGATACTCCGATTACACGCGACAGCGTAACACGTTTTTGTCTCAAACCTCAAACGTCGCCGTGGTCGCGTTCCGCGCGATCCTGCGCGCAGGCTAATAGCTCCATGATGTTCCACTCCCAGTAATGGCGGTCGATGCGCCGCGTGGATGGCATTTTGCCCCGGCTGCGCCAGTTCGCCAAGTCCTTGCCCGTGACGTTGACGCCGGTGTTCTCGCGTATCCACCGTGCGGCGTCGGCTTGGGTGCGGGTGATGTGCATGAGGCCCGCGCTGCGCAGGTATTCGAGCCTGATGCGCTTCAAATCGAGCCATGCGCCGCAGACGGGGCATACCGCGTACCGTGAGGATTGGGCGGCGTAGATGGGCGTGCGCACCGGCTCGCCATGCTCGTCGCGCTCGTTGAGGCAGTCGAGGCATACGCCGATCAGCCGGCGTTCGGCAGTGCGCGTGGTCGCCGCATCCACCTTTTCCGCGAGGCGCGTGGTGTCCGCGTACAGGTCGCCGGCCGAATCCAACCCGGCGAGCGCGCCCATGTGGTGCAGGAGCAGGCGGATCAGCTCGGCCCACTGCCTGAGCGTGCGGGGCCGATCGTAGCGGTCGTAGCCTAGGGGCGTGATGTTGAGCATGCCGCCCATGAGCTGCAAGTGCACCTCGACCGTATTGAACAGGGCTTGGGCGGTCTCGTTGACCGGCGGGGCCGCATACGCCGTGTTGCCGTGGCGGGGGCTGCGCTCGCGGGTGGTGGCTTGTTTGTAGGCGATTTGTTGGAGGGCTGGCATGCCGGCTTTGAGGAGCCATGCGAGGCGTCGGGCCCATTCCTTGGTGCATTCGTCGCACAGGTTCCGGTCTTCGTCGCTCTGGTGGCCGCACGCCGCGCATGCCTGTTGGTTCATTCCTATCCCCCGCCCTTGCTGGTAGACTTGCCTTTTGGACAATGCGCCTCTGCCGCAAGGTGGGGGCTTTTTATTTGCCCGAACGCCGTCCCCGATGCTTTGATGGGGTTGGGAATGGCGTCGTTTCAACGGTTTGCGTACTTTCCTTAACTTTCCTTCCTATTATCCCCGATGTTGGCGGGTTCTTCCAGTGCGGGCAGGTGTGGTTCGAGGAATTCGGGGCGTTTGGGCTGTGGTGGTGCGGGGTGGGCTTGCAGGATGATGGCCTTGACCTCGTCGATGGGGATGCGCAGGGATTGCGCGGTCTCTTCGGGGCTGACGCCTTTGGTGTGCCAGTCCTCGATGATCTGTCTGATGCCAGTGGTGACTTTCATGCCCTTGCTCCTTCCTGTTGGTCGAGTTGTTCGCGTACCGAGCAGTCGGCGCACATCCGGGCGACGCGGCGCATGCATTTGCGGATCGCCGTGGCCGGTGACAGGGCGATGACGGTGAACCGGCCGAAGCATTCGGGGTGCGACACCCTCGCGGTGGGCGTAGCGGTGCTGCGCATGATGATGACCGGCCCGATCTTCCAGGCGGTGACGTTAACGTCGATGTCGTTCGTTCTCGTTCCTTTCTCGGCCGGCTCGTCCGGCCGTACTGCTTGCCGCCCCATATGCCCTGCAACGGGTAGCCGCTGATCCGGTTGTTATCGTCGGCAAAGGCGCGGCACTCGTCGACGACCGGGCATTGCCGGCACACGGCGAGCGCCGCCGCCTGTTCGTATGGTTTGCCGCTGAACCAGAGTTCGGGGTCGTAGTCGCGGCATGCGGCTTGGTGTCGCCAGTTCATCGGTCGCCGTCGCGGTAGGGGTTGATGTGTCGGGCTTCTTTCATGGCGTCGAAGCGGCCGTATCGTGCTTCCATGAGTTGTTTGCCTTCCTCGTAGGCTTGGATGGTTTCAGGGTTGGTGCGGGTGAAGGGTTGTGTGCTGTCGCTGATGGCGTTGACGTGCACGTTGGTGAAGCCGGCGGCTTCGAGGCGTTGCTGGATGGTGAGCATGCTGTGATTGGGCGCGTGGGCGGTGAAGCTGACCTGCATTACCGGTTTCCTTTCTTGGCTAGTTGTTTGGCGACGATCTCGCCGAGCGGGGTGATCTGCCATCGCCCCCAAGTGACGTGCTCAATATAGTCCCGCGCCTCCAACGCCTCGAAGGTGCGCTTGTGGTTGCGGTCGAGCGGGTAGGCGCTGCCGTTCTGCCAGATTTCCAAGAGCAGGTCTCGCATGGCCGGGGTGAGTCTGATCCGATCGCTCATGAGAGCGCTCCCGTCATGTCGTCGAGCACCTGACAGGTGATCGCGTCGATATGCCCGCCTGTTTTCACGGTCAGGCACAGGCGCTTCACGTCGCCGGTGTGCCGCACCTCCTGCGTGACGGTCTGCGCCTCCTGTTCGCCGAGCTGCGCCTGTTCGCCGAGCCCGTACCCGACGGCGAGCGCCGCGAAACTGGCCACGACGATGGGCATGATTCCGACGGCGTATGGTCTGCCGTTCCTTCTCACTGCATTGCCTCCGTTCCGTTGATAAAGCCCCATGCGCTCGCGGCCACCTGCTTCCACCATTCGAGCACGTCGTCGGCGACGGCCTTGCCGCTCTCGTACACGGTCGGGCGCTCGCCGTTGGCCTCCCAGAGGGCGAGGGCGAGCAGGTCGAGTTCGTCGGGGGTGAGGGGCGTGGCTGTGATGGCTTGTTCGATGCGGATGGCGAGCGCGAGCGCATCGTTGTGGCCTTGGGTGTATCCGATGACGTAGGCTTCGGCCGGAGTGTCGTTGCCGAGGCCGGCGTCGGCAAGCGCGTTCAACGCTTGTTGTGTCAGGTCGATGCTCATGCGTCGTCCTTGTCTTGTTGGTTGGTGATTTGGCTGAATTGTTCGAGATGGCCGATCCAGCGCAATAGGGCGAGGGTGATGGTGCCCCGGTACATGTCTGGGGTGCGCCGAGTAGAGCGTGTCGCCGGTCTCGTCGGATTGGATGGTGCCGAGTTTGATGGTGGTGCCGTCCGTCTGATCGCACATGATCCGAATGCGTGTCATGCGGGTGCCTTCCTGTGCCGTCGTTCCGCCCGCCATTTCGGGTGGTAGAGCAGGAACGCCTTGAGCGTGCTTATCGGCTCCCAGAAGTCGCCATTGGGTAGGTCGAGGCGCCACCATTGCCCGCAGACCGGGCAACGCCATACCGGATCACTGCCCGCAGGCTTGCAATACTGACTGCTCACTGCCCCGCCTCCAGTTCACTGATGTCGGTCGGGATGCCGTAATGCTCGAAGATGAAGTCGATCATCAGGTGACGTCCTTCGATCGTGAACGAATACTGATCCGGGTCAGCAGACGTGCACGTATCGAACCGAAGAAAGGCGTCTTGCAGAGCATCGGCCACATCTTGGCGCGTGAATATCTTCCCGACCTGTTCGCTCATTTCAGCGCCTCCGTCCGTGCGGCCGTGATCGCCAACCGCGCCAACCTCCGGTATTGGACTTTCGCATCCGGGTTCATGTCCGGCCACAACGGCAAGACCTCTTCAACGCTCATACCCGACGTGCCGGCGTAGATGGCGAGCGCCGCCATATCGATCTCACGATCCGTGGGATTCCTCGTCGCCCCGGCCCTGTACGCCTTCCGCGACGCCAAACACGCTCCGAGCCTCGTCTGAGTGACGGGGCGCTCGCCGTTGTCGGGGTAGGGGTAGCGTTCCTCGATTTCGTGGGTGATGATGCTGGTCATGCTTGGTCTTCTTTCAAATCGGTGGACTGGTATTCGAGCAGGTAGGGGCTGAGCTTGTCTCGGTGGTCTCGGCGTATGTGGATGGTGCCGATGGTCTGGTCGTTGAATCGTTGGGCGCAGTCGGGGCATATGTCGATCTCGATGTCGTTGAGCTGGCCCATGGAGGTGCGGTTGGCCGAATACCCGGACAGGCTGAATCGCAGTGCCTTGCGTTTGCTGGTTTCCGTGCCGCATTGGTCGCAGTAGATGCGTGTGCTCATTGTTGGTTCCTTTCGTGTTCGATGAGGCGGTCGAGGCAGGCGAGGGCCGAATAGGGGAAGCCTTGCCGGAGTTTCGCCCATGTGTGCGCTTCGGCGTCGGGGATGGCGGGATCGTTGGCGAGGGTGTCGAGGATGGCGTGTTGTTGGCGTGTCCATGCGATCTTCTCGTCGTGGTCGATGACGTGGCAGAGGTACCATCGGGCTTTTTCGAGGTCTTCGACGGGTCGGCCCTTGCTGTGGTAGCGCCAGAGGTATTTGATGGCGTTGCCGAGGCAGAAGCTGGTGTCTGCGGTCAGTTCGATGCACTCCATGCCCGGGTGCGAGCGTGTGTAGTGGTTTGGTGAGTTGACGGGGTCGTTGGCCCATGTGGTGTGCATGCTTACCAGTCCTTTTCGAGTTCCCGGCAGTCGGGGCAGATGGATGACGTGCTGTCGGTGAGCGGTGCGCCGCAAATCGCGCAGATGGTCGGATCGTTGGCCGGTTCGGGTCGGTGGGTGGCCTTTCGGAGACGTCGGATGAGTTCGATGACGGGGTTGGGGCGGTCCGGGGTTGCTGTGTGGGCGTTCATTGCTTGTCCCTGAGTTCGATGTGTCCCCAGTCGCATGACGCTCCGCCGGAGTCGGAGAAGCATCGGACAGCCGCGCTGCCGTCGGGCAGTTCGTACCAGCGGACGTATCCGGGGTCGGGGTTGTTCACGGTGCCCTGGCCGCAGCCTTTGGGTGTTTCTCCGCATGCCGTGAGCGCGAGGATGGCGAGGATCGCCGTGAGGGTTGCGGGTATTCGTTTGCCGGTGTTCATGATTGGATGCCTTGGTGTCCGGCTCGCATGATGTCGAGGTAGGCGGTGTAGTCGTTGCGGTCTCGGCGGATGCAGTCTTCGACCCTGTGGTTGCCCGTGTGGTCTTGGTAGGGGTTGTGGTCGAGGGCGAGGTCGCTGATCCGGTAGGTGCTGAGGTCGAGTTTGCGGTGGTTGGTGAGCTGGCGGAGCCAGTCGGGGTGGAGGTGGGGGCCGAGTTGGTTGGTGAGCACGTCGATGTCGTAGTCCACGTTGGTGCCGGCTGGGTGGAGTTCGTATTCGGTGGCTTCGTTCTGCATCCATTCGTAGAGGTTGCGGGCCACGTTCGCGTATCCGAATTCTTCGGGTTCGGTTTCCATGACGGTGTCCAGGAGCCCGTTGTCGAGGTGCATGCGCAGCACCTTGGGGTCGATGTCGTAGAGGCTGAGCTTGTCGGGGCGTACCGGGCAGATGAACCGGTCGTGTTCCTCGATGCCGTCCATGCTGGTGACGATCATGCCGATCTCCAGGAGTTTCGCGTTGGTGCGGCTGATGCCGGTGGTTTCGGTGTCGATCCAGAGCAGCATGTGTGGTTTGGCTGGCGGTTTTGGCGGGTTGAGGGGTTTGCCGCTGACGGTGATGTCGTGTTGGGTGTTCATTCGTTGCCTTTCTTGATGTCGATATGGGCGGGGAGGTCTTCGGGTGGCGGGCAGGGATGGCGTGTGCCGTCCGCGTTGAGCTGCTGCCAGCCGCCTGTGCGGTAGTAGACGGGGATGGTGGCGGGGTCTTTGCCCATGTGGACGAGGTAGCCGAGCCGGTAGGCGCGCTTGGGGTGGACGTGTACCCATCCGTGGCATCCTGTGGTGCCGCTGCCGCAGAGTTGGAGCAGGTTTTCGGGTTGGTGGAGCCGGTCGAAGGAGTGGCTTCGCGGTTCCCTGTGGTGGATGCTGTCGCCGCTCCAGTGGCTGCCGGTTTCCCGGTCGCAGATGGCGCATCGGTATCGGTCTCGCCGTTGTACGATGCGGCGGGTTTCGTCGGTGGGTTTGGTGCTCATCTCTGGGCCTTTCGTTGGCATTCGTTGATGATTTCCTTGGCTTTTTGTTCCGGGTCGATGCCGGTTTTGACGCAGGCCCAGAAGTCGGTTCTCATGCTGTCGGTGAAGGTGCCTACGGGCACGTGGTCTCGGATGTGGCTGGTGATCCACCGGTCGTCGATGACGGTGCCGTCGGGCAGTGCGTGCCGGTAGGGTTTCGACTGGCTGGGCATGGTGTCCGTGTATGCGCCTTGGCGCAGCCATCGGCTCATGTTGGGCGCGTATTTGGGTTCGTCCACGGTCTTGGCGTAGGCGATGACGCTGCCGATGAGCTGTCTGGGGTCGGCCGGCGGCCGGCCTGCGACGCCTTGGACGACGAGGTTCCACGCCTTTTCGGCTTCGGTTTTGCTGCCGGTGTGGCGTGGGTAGGCGTTCCACGCGGTCTCGAACGGGTCTTCGAGCATCTTGGCCTCGAGTTCGGCCATGGTGGTGCGCTCCGGCTCCGGTTTGGGCGTCGGCGTGGAGGGGTTGGGGGAGGTTATATCGGTATGGGTATAGGTATAGGTAAGGGTGCTTCGTTTTTGCTTGCCGGTTTGCTTCGCGTTTGCTTCACCTTTTGCTTCGGCAAGTGCTTCGTCGTTTGCTTCGTCCGGTTGAAGCATTTGCTTCGCGTTTGCTTCGCTGTCTGCTGAAGCATTTGCTTCGTTTTTGCTTCGTCTCGAGCGGCCGGACGCCTTGCCACCGGCACGGCCGGCGCGGGCGCGTTTCTCCTGCAATTCCTTGGTGGCCGCGTACTTGCAGAGCATGGTGCCGTCGGGGTTGGCGGCGACGATCTCGAACACGCCGGGCTCGGTTTCGCGCCACAGGCCGGCGTCCACGAGCTGGCGGGCGAGCTTCGGGCTGCCGCCGAGCTTCCTGACGCGCTGCATGGTGATGGCCCCGTCGTAGTCGCCGTGGCGCAGCTGGCGGCCGACGTAGCTGCCGGCCATCGCCCACAGGCCAATCGCGGACAATGGAAGCTCCTCGCATTGCGGGGCGTCGTAGATGCCATCGTCAACCATGAACCAAGTCATAGGGAACCTCTCTCAATGTGTGGGTTACTTGATCTCGCCGGTGGTCGGATCGACGGCCTCTCCTCCGTCGTTACCGTTGCCGTCGGTGGTGGGTAGGTCGCCGAACGGATCGGTCGAGCGTTTGAGGTCGTCGAGCATGATCCGACGGCGCGTGTCGGTCGGGTAGGTCATGAGGTCGTCCATGAGCGTGGCTTCGTCGATGATGTGCTGCGCGGCGGCGTCCGCGTCGTAGAGCGCTTCCACGTAGGGGCTGATGCCCTTGTAGCGTTCGATGTATTCCGCTTTGTCCGCGCATTCCAAGAGCCTCGCGGCCTTGACTCGGAACGCGGACGCGGCCTTCTTGATCGATCCGGCCGAACCGCTCAAGGGGAGCAACTGCAACGGAGTGACCTCGTCGGGTATGAGCGAGTCCTGTACGCCCGCATCCTTCTTCTTCGCCATGAGGGTGTCCTTTCTAGAATTCCGGGTCGCCGGTGTTGTTGGTGAACGAGTCCGACGTGTAGCCGGCGAACGGGTCGGCTGCCGGCTGCTGTGGTGCCGGCTGGTAGCCGTTGGCGGGTGCCGTGCCGTTCGGGTTGCCGTAGGTGGCACCATGCACGCCGTTGTTGCCGGTCTGCTTCGTGACGTGCGCGGTGGCATAGCGCAGGTCGGGGCCGATGGCGTCCACGGTCAGTTCGACCACGGTGCGGGGCGAGCCGTCCTGAGCCTGATAGGAGCGCTGCGAGAGACGGCCTTGGGCGATCACGCGCATGCCCTTGGTGCAGGTCTGGGCGATGTGCTGCGCGAGGTCGTTCCATGCAGAGCAGCGCATGAACAGGGCCGGCCCGTCGTCGTACTGGTTGGTCTGCCGGTTGTAGGCGCGGGGCGTCGAGGCGATCGTGAAGTTCACGACCGGAGCGCCGGTGTTGGTGCTCCTGAGTTCGGGGTCGGCGGTCAGGTTGCCGACGATCGTGAGCGTGGTTTCGCCGGCCACTAGTCCTCGTCCTCCATGTCCTCGATCCAGTCGCCGACGAACGTGGCGAGGACGTGCGCGTCCTTGGCTGCGCTGCTCGCGATGCCCCATGCCACGTCTTCGCGACGGTTGTGGCAGTGCAGGGCGAGGTCGGAGAGCGCCGCATAGGCCATGTCGGCCACGTCGCGCATGTGCTCCAGCTCGTCAAGCTCGCCGGCGTCATCCGGGCCGTCGTCCTCTTCCTCGTCGTCTTCGTCGTCGATGACGGTGCCGAGCGGCTTCCGGTCGCTGGAGGCGAACATGTCGGCGAGCGTCTTGCCATTGGGCAGCACAGGTTCGAAGGATATGTAGGCCTTGGCTTTCTCGCTCAATGCGAGGCCGGCTTGGTCGAGCGCCGTGACGAACAGTTTTGCCAGCTCACCGCCGGAGACGGACACGTCGCCCTCGATGAGGCCGTAGAACTTCTCGGCGAGTTTTTCGGCCATTTCCTCGTTGGATGTCATGATGTTCCTTTCCTGATGTCCCGTTTCCATGCCCATTCGCATTCCGCGCCGATGGTCGCCGCGCCTCGGTCGATGACGAACGCGGCGGGCGACGGCATGAGGATGAGGCGCGGGTAGTCGAGCCGTGAATTGCATTCGCAGATCGCGTCCGGCGCCTCGGCGATCAGTTCGCCGGGCGTCATGGTCAGGCCCCGTTCGGTGATGGGCCAGACCATGAGACTGCGGTGGGTGTTCATGGGACTCCTTCGTTTGGTGCGGGGCCGCGCTGGCGTGGTCGACGCCGGCAATGGAGACCACCGGCTCGCACGCCATCGCTTCCGCAATCCACTGACTTCCTGTCGTATGGGGATGGATCGCGGCCGACGTTGACGCGGCCCCAGTGGACGGTGGCCGAATCGAACGGCTTCCCGGTCTTTGCCCGCGCCCACCTGACGCGAATCTCGACCGGGGGCGAACCTGCCCGCCCTTGGCGCGCCGCCGGTGGAGAGAACCGGCGGCGCGATCATTGAGAGAGGTGGTGTTAACGACTTGTTCCTTGTCGCCGCCCGCCGCATCGGAAGGAAGGTCGCAATGGCGGCGGGCAAGCCTTAAATGGTCAGCACGAGCGCGCAGAGAATGACGAGCCTGAGCAACTGGTACACAAGCGCTCCCGGCTTGGCCTTCGTTTCGCGCAGCGTGCCGATGAGTATGAAGTGTTCGAGCAGCGCGTATCCGAGGATCACCCACTGCTGCCAGACGAGTGCATCGAAGTTCATTCGCCGGCCTCCTCGAACAGTGCGACGAACACCACGGGGCATTCCACGAACGCCCAGAACGCGGCGAGGCCATTGCCGATCGGATGCATGCAGGCATCGTGAGTGAACAGCCATCCCACGCAGACGACGAACGATATGACGGTCAACAGGCCGATGGTGTACGGATAACGCTTGAACATGACCGCCACCCCTACTTGGTCTGGACGAGTGTGTCCGCGCCGTCGGGGACGACGACGAGCTGGTCCGCGTTGGACAATGCGTCGATGTAATGCTGTTTGAGCACGTTGTCGGTCAGGCTCTCGTTGAGCACGGCGTTGGCGTCGGCCTCGCCCTGCGCCTTGATCTTCTTCGTCTCGGCCTCGGTCTTGGCGACCTGCTGCTCGTTGAGCGCCTTCTGCTTGTCGATCTCGGCGGCCTGCGCCTCCGTGTACTTCTTGGTGATGGCCTCGCCGTAGCGCACGTCCTGCACGCTGACCTGTTCGACGGTCAGGCCGATCTTCCTCCACTTCGCCGCCAGCGCATCCTGCACCGCCTTCGTGTACTCGCCTCGGTTGGTGAGCATCGTCAGGGTGTCGAACCGGCCGGACTGTTCGCGGGCCACTGAACGCAGGTCGTTGCTGATGTAGTTCTGCGTGAACGTCTGCTGTTTGCCGTACTCCGAGTACAGGTATTCGGCCGCGCTCGGATCAAGGCTGTAGTTGACTTGGATGTCGATGTCTGCAGAAGCGCCGCTCTTGTCGTTGACGGTGACCTGCTTGCCGACCGCGCTGCCGCCGTCGTACTTGTAATCGGTGTCCTTGTAGAAGTTGATGAGGTTGTTACGGGTGTCGTATTTGATGACGCTCTGCCACGGCGTCTTCCAATGGAAGCCCGCGTCTTCGGAATGGCCGGCCAGACTGCCGCCCATGTTGCGGATGACCGCGACCTCGCCCACGTCCACGGAATACAGGCATGCGGGAATGAGCAGCAGCAATCCGACGAGGCCCGGAATGAGGCCGATGCCGGCCCCCTTGACGTTGTTGGACAGCGCGACGCCGGTGACGGCGGCGCTGAAGAGCAGCAGGATGATGGAGATGACGAACCAGATCATGAGGGTTCCTTTCGGAAGATAAGGTCCTTTCCCCGTGCCGCGTAGGCTTGAAGCTGCAACACAAACAATCCGCTGCATGCGGGGAAAGGAAGTATTCAAATGGGTGGAGCTGCAAGCTGGGCGAGCTCAGCGGAAACGAAGTTCAAGCAGGCTCAGGCAAGCGCTAGAAATGCCTATGAGTCACGGATGACCGAGGGTCTAGCGGACATCGCCCAAGCGTTGTTCCAAATCGACTTACGGCTTGATCGGCTCGAAAAGAAACTGGACGGTCGGGGTTGAGCCTTGCCAGTTTGCGCTCGCTGATGACGTCGTGGCGTATGTAAAGGCTTTCCATGTTGAGCTGTGCGCCACGACGCTCATAGGCGTTACTCATTTCACTACCTCCGGCACATATCCGTTGTGGTCGCGCCAACGGCCGTCGGCCATGTCGTGCAGCCATGACGCCAGACGTCCGGCTTCCGTGACGGTCAGGGCGATATGCCCCTCTCCCCTGCATTCCATGAACCGGATCATGGTCGAGTCCACGGTGGCGCTCACACCGATGCGCGGCAAGGCGTCGTCGGCCTTCTCGCCGACCCAGTTGCGCCGAGTGTCGATCGCATTCGCCAAGACCGCCGCCTCGTCGCGGGACAGCAGGGCGATCGCGCCGCCAGTCCCCGTTCCCGCGGGGTCGCGCAGCCACAGACGGATGCGCACGCCACCCTCGTCGGATAGTCTCGGCTCGCACAGCAGCGGCCGGCCCTCGCTCTCCAGGTTTATGAAAAAGGTCGAGTTCCTGGCCGCCCAGTACAGGTCTTTCACCTTCATGACGCCACCCCCTCGGCTTGGGGAGTGTCCACCGGCCACGGGTCAAGGGTGCGACCCATGAGGTAGTCAACACTGGTGTTGAAGAAGTCGGCGAGCGCCACATAGTCCTTCTTGGTGAAGCTGCGAGTGCCGTTGATCTTGCTGGACAGTGCTTGCCGAGTCAGCCCGATCTCGTCGGCGAGCGCGGACTGTGTCATGTTCCGCGTATCGAGCAAGTCGAGCACGATTTGTGCTGTCTTGTTTTCCTGTGTTTGTAACCGCATATGATTACAGATACACCATTGAGTGACAGAGTTACAAATCGTCAGCGTGTTGACTTTGTAATCAAAAGTGGTTATAGTGATGCCATGACCGAAACACTGACAGCCCCGCCGGCGGTGATCGACTACCAAGCCGTAGCCATCGGCAACATAAGGATGATGCTTAGCCTGAGAGGGCTGAAGCAAAGCGATCTCGCCGCATACATGGGCAAGCATCGCCAGAATCTGAATCGAATGATTAACACCGGCGCACAATGGTCTTTCAACGACATGTGCCGTGCTGCGCAATTCTTCGGTGTCTCCATTGACACGCTGATGCGCCCTGACCTTACTCAATCTGAGCTAAAAGGAAACGGAGGTTTGCCTGTCGTCAACGTTGACGACTTCCGCCTACGTGGCGGGGCATGGAAGGCCCAGGCTATGGTTCTGGCCGCCTGATTTTCGGGCCGGTCGGGATCATAACCCAGAGGTCCATGGTTCAAATCCATGCCCCGCTACCAACGAAACGCTAGGAATTACAACGATTCCTAGCGTTTTTTCATTTTCTGACTAGCTCGGCATTGCTGCCTGTTCTGGACAAAATCTGGACAAACTCACCAAGCACGGCCAACACCGATCAGCGGGAATCAGGCAGACCGGTGCACCCTCTCTATTCGTTTCTTAAACTCTTTGCTTCCTTCATATAGAACGCACCGAATTAAATCATCTTTAACCCCCAGTCTCTTCAGAGAGTCATACACTGGAGTAATCGTATAGTCGTATTCCTTGAGAAAATTATTTGTCATATAAAGCTTAAAGAGATAAACGTCCGTCGGCCTATCAGCATCTCTACCGATATCACAAAGAGCAAGGGCAAAAGACAGATAGTTCTCTGTCTGCAAAAACTCACGCATGAGATCGGAATGGAAGCCCTGAAGCGCTTCACTATCTTGATGGCTAAGTAAATATCCGACAAACTCGTATTCGGGTTTGTTTTTACGCTCGGTGAATAACTTCTCTTGAGCGTCTGCCGCCCTCATAGGCCCTTCGGCCATCAAGAAGCCATTCTCAGACACGGCATCGTTCATTGTTTTTTCATAACTCTTCACCATGCGATCCAGCTTTTCGTATAAGTTTCAAGCACCCTCGCAATCGCCGCGTTGGAATTTTTCTTCATTCGCGCAAGTATCACTTGTTGCGCCAGCTGAAACTTAAGAGAAGCAAAAAAACAACGAAGACTAAACAGCTTTGCCAAGAATATAATTTTTAAACTATCTTCTTCAGCAGTCGGCAAATTATTGATCTCCAAAAGGGGAAAACAAACTATTTTATAAATTTTATGATCATAAAAAGTAGTTACCTTACCCCTAAGAATCTTATTGCATTTATCTAACGCTTCTGAATATGAAGCAATCTTTTTCTCAAGTTTTGTTTTCCTGTCTTGCTTTTCATCATATCTATTACCGACACTGTCATCATCTAGACTTGTTAAGTAATTATCCGAAATTGCCCGAAGTGTTAAATCATGCTCCTTTCGCTCGTTTAGTAATTTATATAGTTTTTCTGCATCCAATTCTTCGATTGCTCTATTGCACTTATCCATTAAAAAACATTGATCATCAATAAGAGCGATGGCAAACTCAGGCTTCATTCTTTCGGGATAATCACCAAAAAAGCGCGAAAGGACATTACGAAGCTCCCGAAATTTTATCTGCTTCTGAACCGGCATCCCCATCAATGCTGTCTCATCGCCATTTACGTAGCGCTCAAAAACCTGCTGATTGACACCCATCGCCCCTCCCAAGAGTTCAACTAACGGCATTTTCCCCAAAAAATACGATTTTCGCAACACGAGCTGGACCAATGCGGCAAAGTGTGAAACAAGCCAACACAAAACGAAAGGAGGTGATTCACTATGGATGACAGCACGCCCATTCTGCATGCCGAGGTCGTTCAGGCTGTCAGCAAAGCCGGCAAGCCTTATGAATGCATCGAAATTTCTCTCGGTGAAATTTCCGTAGGCAGAGTTTTCCCAAGCCCTCTGGAAATGACAACTATCAAACGCACTCTAGGCCTCGCCTAAGTGCTAACTAGTGCCGGGGGTGCCGTTAACACCCCCGGCTGTACCCGCTAAACCTCCACGTATCAAGGAGAAACATCATGGATACGCCCATCACTCTACTCGACATCCTGCAACAACATCAGGTCACCACCTTCATGGCTGCGGCCATCGTCTTAGTCGTTATAATCTTCTGCGCATGGTTCTTCAACCGACGAATCCAGAAGCACGACGCCCTCATTGCAAAACCGTTATGTCTGACCGCTGATCAAGAGAAGCAAGTCAGCGTACGACACCACCACAAACCTCGGAAAATTGTGTTCGCTATCCCCGCAGCATTTGCGACAAATGAAACCATTCATGCATGGGCTGAACAAGTGGCTCCACGACTGGGGAAAGACTCCTCGCACTTCGAGGTCAAGACCACTCCGCAGAGGTTCTTCCGCATCTCGAAGCATGTAGTCACCTTCACCAAGTTGGAGAATATCCGATGAAAAATCCATTCCGCAGAAAACCGCCGATGCCCAGTAATCGCTATGTTCTCGGCGAAGAGGTAATCCACCCGGGCAAATACGTCTCTATTCCCCGATCCGCCCATTTAGCCATTTTAGGAGAGTCGAACAGTGGAAAGGGAAGCGTCATCGCCAACATCATCAAACAAGAGGTCATCATGGGCGGTGAAATATGGTTCATCGACCTCAAGGCAGGTATGGAGGCAGCTAACTATGAGTCCGTACTGGACCGCAAAGCCTACACCCTTGATGAGGCCGAGGAACTGCTCAGTGCGTTCAATGCCGACGTGGACTCTGTTGCAGCGGAATGGCGCGGCAAGACTCGCAATTTAGACGATTCGCAGGTTCGTCATCGGCTGCTCGTCATCGACGAAGCTGCCGACATGATCAAATCAGGACCAAACAAGAAGAAATCCGACTCATGTATTGAAATGGTACGTTCCGCACTGTCTCGTTCACGCGCTTTGAACTGCACAATGGTGGTGAGCACGCAGAATCCGCGTGTCAGCACATCGTTGCCGTATAGAAGCTTGCTGCTGACGACGCTGGCTCTTCGATTGAACTCTAAGAGTGAAGCGGTAATGGCTTTAGACGAAGATGCCGTACAACGTGGTGCCCGCCCATGGTCGATAAGTTTCAACCGCCCAGGAGACGGCTATCTATGGGATACCGAGACCAATTCCGTCCGCTTCCTTCACGTGCCATTCGTCACGGATGAGGAGATTCACTCTCTCCGCCGAGTAGGCGGGGACGGCGACGGGCGTAGCGGCAGCGGCAGCCCGGTGCCGGCCACGCCATCACCCTCTGAATACAGGGGGCTACTACGACGCCCCCTGTTGAGATGTGAGATGAGGGACGAATGATGAGCGATAAGAAGAACGACCCGAATGAGAAGGGTCGGTACTGGGCCGGCCTGATCTACCCCGGCGACAGTGCCCCGGATAACTGGCAGGAGCTTATGCAACTGTCCGGCCTGCAAATCCTCGTGTCCCCTCTGCACGATCAGGACATCGCTGACGTCAAGACCGGTGAACTGAAGAAGCCGCACCGCCACGTGGTCGCGATGTGGATGAACACCACCACACACCGGAACGCACAGCGGTTCTTCGAGCAGTTCAACGGCCCCAAGACGATCATCCGTCTGGAAAGCCCACGCGGCATGGCCCGCTATCTCATTCATCTCGACAACCCCGAGAAAGCGCAGTATTCCCCCGATGATGTACTGGCTTTCAACGGTGCCGACTGGCAGAAGATAGCTATCCCCGACGACGACAAGCAGGAGGCCATGTCCATTGTGAACCTCGTCGCCGAAAACGACATTCGAGGCTATTACGACCTGCTCAAGCTCTGCGAACAGGAGCACCCCGACTTGCTGGACTATGCCACCCGGCAAACGGTGTTCTGTCGCGAAGTGATCTGGTCATACTGGCACGCAAGCAGCGATAAGCCCAAGAAGGAGCCTGACCATGATTGAGAGACACACAGAGGACAATATCGCCGACCGTCCTCAGTTTTTGGACGTGTCCGACCTTCAAGCCCTGTTCGGCGTCGGTCGCTCCAAAGCACGTCTGATGATGGACGCCCTGCCCTCCATTCGAGTTGGTAGCAAAGATTACATCACCGTCACGGCTCTGAGCACCTTCATTGTCGAAAACGACGGCATCCCAATCAAATGGCCTAAGCGCAGGCGTAAATGATTACATAAGTCCCGTCGGACAGACCGACGGGACTTTATAATGTGTCACTGCCGGAATTTCCTTTGCCACGTTTCCTCAAGCGCCTGTTCGGCTTCATCGGCAATTTCCTGTGCAGTTCTGATGTTGGGGGTTCCATTCATCGATCGACCGGGGTGCAGAGTGTCCCACAAAGTCTGCATACCTGTACTTCGTCCCTTGCCTTGGGCATGGTTGCCGAAACCGGTGACATGTGCATTCCATACAGGCTCATAGGCTGCAATCATTGCGGATTCGGCGACTGGAGCCCATACGAATGAAAGCGTAAGCAACTTGCATGCGAAGTCATTGATATTGAGATTGGTAACCGCTTCAATAGACTTCGCATGGTGCCGGACACGGTTGGACAGCCCCTTTTCAGGTTGGTTCTTATCCACGTCTTCCGGCCTCCATTGAGTCCCTTTTAGGGCTTTTGGCGCCGCCACGCCGATATAGATGGGCCAAGTTCCCGGCTGAGTTCGGTTTTGCTCCGCCAATCTGTGATAGGCATGGAACGGTCCGTCATAGAACAGCGCATAGATACCGTAGCCATCGAAAGATTCATCTCGAACGGTCGTCATCGGGTATAGTTCCGATGACATAATGGCACGGGCCAACGAATCCGAGAGAGCCGTATAGCTTAACGGGTTGAAGAACTCAGGCTGCTTCATGCTCCACCTCCGACAGCAACGAAAGTTCTTCGTTCATCTCCTTACGTGCCGTATCCTCATGCAAAGCGACCGCAACACTTGAAGCAACGACACGGGCAAGTTCGACAGGTACGGCGTTCCCAATCTGTCGAAGTGCTTCGCTCCAAGCTCCCGAAAACTCATACCCATCCGGGAAACCTTGAATTCGTGCCGCTTCTCGGGCTGTGTAGTAGCGAACATGTCCATTCGAGAACCTCATCATGTTCTCTCCCCCTGGAACACCATGCACGCCGGCTTTGATTGCCTTAGACGGCTCATCCAAGGGCGATCCTGTATGACCGGCATACATCTTTGCCCCAGTACGCAATACATGGTTCAGGAACTTCGCAGACGCTTTCTTTTCATGCGGGTCAGGAAGCCCCCAAAGAGCATCACGAACTGTACGCCATGGTCTCAGTGAAGAATCGCCGGCTTTCCCCTTAATTCCCGCTCCGGTTTTCATATTGTGCCAAGCCCAATAACGCCCGTCTTCTTGCGCCTCAAACAATGCAGCTTGCGAATGAGTCGGCCGAGGAAAAGACCATTGCGCTTCAACATCTGAGCGAAACCCAACCATAATTACTCGATGTCGTCGCTGAGCCACGCCGTAGTCTGCGGCATCCACAATGGTTGGAACCACTTCATAACGTAGTTCGTCATGAATCCCGGCAGTATGTTCTCTGCTTAGTCGCTCCGCGTGCTCACGCCATGTCTCATCTTCCTTAGCTTTAACAAGCGGGTGTTGCAACCGCATGAGAATGTAATCGTAATAGTCTCGGAAAGATTCACGGGTTAGTCCCTTGACATTCTCGACAATGAACGCACGCGGTTTGAGACGTGACAAGACTTCTGTATAGGCAGGGAACATATCTCTTGGGTCAAGGGCAGCTCTTGCAAGACCGCCCAAAGAGAACGGCTGACATGGTGGGCCACCGGCCAGTAAGTCAAGATCATCCGGCGCAAGAGACCAATCTACCTTTCTCACGTCGGACTCAATAATGGTCGTATCCCCAATCAAGGGATACCCCGCCGCCTGATTCAGACGTAGCGTCTGGCAACAGTTATGTTCCCACTCGATAGCGGCGACATGCTCAAACCCCGCCAAAGCAGTCCCGAGCATCAGCCCACCGCCTCCGGCGAAGAGCTCTATTGCGTTCAATCTTCCGTCTGTGTTCATGTCCCCTATCGTACCGAACAAGACAAGCAGCAAAACGCGCTAAGGCCGATTCTGCCAGCCGTCTTCACTCGTTCTCGAGAAGGCTCCCCATGAAATCCGCAGCTTTACGGTCATTCTCCCCGACTTCCTCGGCATAGATGTTCAGCGTCGTATTCAGGCTTTCATGCCCCAGTCGTGCTTGCACAGTCTTTGGGTCTACGCCACCTGCGACTAGCAGTGTGGCCTGAGCGCGCCGGAGAGCATGGAAATTGGGGCCAACATAACCGGATCGCTTCACTCGTTCGAGGCCTCGTTTGTCGATGTACTTGGTTTCGTTGGAGTAGTGCGCAAGTCCTTCCTTCACGTAAAACTTCCTACGCCACCGGCTGAAGTTATCGGGGTCTAGGAAATCGCACAGCTCATTACTGCATACCGGGGAACTAGATTGTTGGCCGATTCCGGCAGCCTCGAACATAGCTCGTTGCTTCAGCTTCCACTGCTTCAAGAACTCGATGGTTTGCCTGTCAATGGAGATTGTGCGGCGCGATTTGGCTGTCTTGGGGTCTTTGAGCACCTTCTCCTTGCCATACTGCTTGCGGATGCGCAGACGCGCACCGTCGAAATCAACATCGTCCCAGACCAATGCCAATGCCTCACCTCGGCGCAGACCAGTGGCAATGCCCAACCAAACCGCCACGATCCGGCCATCTTGCGGCTCCTGCTTGATCTTATGAACGAACGCCAAAGCCTGCTCCTTGGTGATTCGCGTCTCCTTACGCTTCTGCTGACTCACCTTCGGGCGCTTGATGCCTTCCACGGCATCGCACGGGTTGCGGTCTATCAACTCGTCCAAGAACGCTTTACGCATGATTTGAGATAATTTCATATGCACCTTGTGAATAGCATCAGGAGACGCCCCATCCTGCTCGGCCATACGCAGATAAGCATTCTCAATCTTCTTTGAGTCGAGGTCAACCACTCGCGTTTCTCCGAGGAATTTCACGATACGGTCAATTTCATGCCGGTCGCGTTCAATTGTAAGGTTCGACACCTTACCCAGCGCCTTGCGGTTTGCTTGGAACGCTTCTGCATACTCCCCCACGGTCACATTCTTACCGGAACGCTCATCTTCGAGTTCCTGCTTGTACGCCACCAAGGCAGCCGTCGCCTCGGCCTTGTTGCCGTTAACCTTGCGCGACTTCGACCAATGCCACGACTTGTGGTTTTCATCCGGCGCAAGACGCACGCGGATAGAGTACCTGCGGCCGCGCTCCAGCTCGGTGATCTGCCCCGACGTTTCCCGCTTCGCCATCTCGGCACCTCCTTCGTAGATGCCTTCATCTTATCAGATTTGGACAAATCTGGACAAAGATTTTCTGGACAAAAGTTGGACAAACCCACCAATCAGAACCAACTTGAATCACTCAACACGCCGCATTTTAAGCCATTGTCTCAATGTATACTAGACAATACCAATTCAGAACAACATGAGAAAACGTGGGCTCATAACCCAGAGGTCCATGGTTCAAATCCATGCCCCGCTACGAACGTGGTTATATGGCCGCTGATTTCGGTACCGAAATCAGCGGCCTTTCCGTTTACC